CTGACAAGTCACGTAATCGTGCCAACTGTTATACATTAAATAATCCAACTGAGGAGGAACTTGTTCACCTGCGTAATATTATAACAGTTCCCGATAACCAAATTCGTTATCATGTTTTCCAATTGGAAACAGCTCCCACCACTGGAACCATTCATGTCCAGGGATATCTCGCATCTAAGGATGCGAAAGTCTTTAGCTCCTGGAAGCGACTCCTTGGACCCCGCGTCCACTTCGTCGCAGCCAGAGGAGACGCGCAAGCGAATAAGGCCTACTGTAGTAAGGACTGCGACCGTGTCCCTGGAACCCTCGTGTATGAAGAGGGAGAGATCCCCGTCCCTGGAAAACGAAACGATGTCGTCGATTTTGCCAAGGCGTGCCGCGATCCAGGAAGAACTCTCCTCGAGATTTTCGACGAATACCCTGCGCAATTTCTTAGATTCCCAAGAGCAATGTCGCTCATTAGATCTGTTGTCGCTACCCCCCGTGACTTCAAAACGCTCGGATTCTGGTTCTATGGATCCACTGGAACCGGGAAGTCCTTTACTATTAGAGAACTTGCCCCGCTCGCCTATTGGAAGTCCGCCGACAATAAATGGTGGGACGGATATGACCCAGTCGTTCATACCGATGTGGTCATCGATGATTTCAGGCCAAGTATGTGCACCTTCGCTCAGCTCCTCAGAATCATCGACCAATATCCCTTTACAGTCGAGTCTAAGGGAGGGACTCTCATCTTTAGACCTCGCCGAGTCTTTATTTCAACCCCCAGGCCCCCTCTTACGACCTGGACTACTGTCCCTGAAGAAGACATACGCCAGATTATTAGACGTCTTGAAACAGTTGTTGAATTCTGTCCTGGAAGGGTTAAACGGTTCGTTGTCGGCAACCCCGATCACCTCCTACCTGCTTTCGCTACTCTCTCTGACCAACCAGTTGGTGGAGGAGGCCCGACCCCCGAGGAGAACGAAGATCCCAATCAACACTCCGATAGTGGACCTGACGGAGAGTTCCGAAGAAGAAATAGACCTCGCGTAGATACTTTTAACATTTGATCATAATTTAATTGTTTTTTAAACATTATTAAGTAAAGAAAGCCATGCCTAAAAGAAGATATATTAAAAGAAAGAGGACCGCGAGGTCCTCAAAGCCAAGAGGACGCCGTCTTGGCGCCGAAATGCCTCGCATTAACCTTGCCGACTTTAGAGGAGCAGGTAGAAACATTCGCCTTGCTGGTGCCGGCGTCAAGCTTATTAATCGAACTTACCGTGGCGTAATGGGTTCCCAGTCAGGCCTTGGTAACCTTCGCGGCACTCATTTCAAGCGACCTTCTGGTCGTAGACCTAGGAGATGGGCTCGTATGAACCCAGCTACAACCGCCAATATTAAATCCTCTCCTGGGTTAAGAATTGGCAAGTCAATCCGATTGACTAAAGCGCAGCAGATTACTAAGATTATGAATCCACCTGCGATTTTTAATTCTAAGTGGGTTTGGCAGATGGATTGTGATTCCGGACGTGTGTCCGCGGCTCAAATTCCTATCATGACTCAATCACTTGCTAAACCTATATACGATCAAGTATATACTAATTTAACCACCGATAATACAGTCGATCCCACGATGGCTACATCCGGCGCTGTCATTCGTGGTGACAATTATCAAACTTTAATTGAAAATTATCGTTCAGATATTCGTTTTTATAACAGTTCCACCAACACTATGCGTGTACGTATTGTTTGGTATAAGCCAGCTCGTGACATGGACGCCGAGTATGAAGCATTTGGTGCAAATACTAACGAACCTGTTAATTTACTTATGTTGGCTTCAAACGCCTCTCAACCGGCGTTTAATTCTATTACACCAGTCGTTGGTAACGGCATGGTGTTCGATAACACCACTGCTGGATCTAATTACACTACTAATTATAACCATGCTGGTCAACCTCTCACCGGGACTTCCACCACTGGATCTTCTGCCACTAATAACGTGGCTCAGTTGGATCCGTCTTTGGTTCCAGGTTCTGTACAGGTGAAGAGAATTTTTAGCCACTTTTGGAGAACTCTTAAACAAGAGGAATTTCAATTAGAACCTGGTAATCAGTACAATACGTCGGTCACTATGAAGAATCGAATTGTTCGTTCGCAATTTGATGACACAGACGTTATTTACCGTAGAGACTCCACTATTATTGGAGTAGTCTACGTTTTAGGTCAGATAGTTTTTTCTGACGTAGCTGCTAATTACAGTATTTCTACTGGTAGTTCTCAGCTTTCGATCATGCGTGAAGACACTTGTATCGCTAGACCACTATCAACTAAATCTCCCGTTAGGGTTAACTTAACCAATCCATTCCAGCAACTTTCTGATGCTGATCAGGGTATTATTAACACTGAATCTGGCACCCTCAACACCGTTTATGCCGAGGACGCTTAAATCGCGAGTAACCCTAAGCTTTAGCTTAGGGTTACGAGTCTAGTCGCGTGAAGTTAGGGTTAGGGTATAGGGTTGGTTAGGGATAGGAAGTATGGTGGCCCGCCGCAGGCGCCCAACGGAGTTGACGTGTCGGGGTCTATGCGGTAGCTTGGCCCCCGGCAGGGCCCCCCGGGAGGGCCCAACGGAGTTGTAGATCTTGCCCGCGGCAGGCGCCCCCGGAGGGCCCCCGCGGAGCGGAAAAATTTGGAGGGTTTTTTGAGGTGAGTAGGCAGTATTACCTACTCACCTCTGTACGTGTACCTCTGTACACGGTATATATATATAGGTTAAGAGATTAACCGTTAACTTAATTTTAATTTAAAATAATCAAAAAAAAAATTTTTTTTTTTTCGTAAAAATTTTTTCTGGGCACGATCGAAAATTTTCGATTTCCAAATAAAGTCGATAAATTTATATCATAAATCAACCGGTTGTGTTTACTATATTGAGTTAGATATAGTGTAATAACCACTCTAATGTCTGACAAGTCACGTAATCGTGCCAACTGTTATACATTAAATAATCCAACTGAGGAGGAACTTGTTCACCTGCGTAATATTATAACAGTTCCCGATAACCAAATTCGTTATCATGTTTTCCA